CAAGTGGCTCCGTAGAACTAAGGGGTCAACGGTAGGTTACAATTTTGGTATTGATCCTATCGTTTCTGACCTGATCAAATTAACAAGGCTCGCTGGTTCTATTGAACGGCGACTCAAGTTAATCGATCATTTCTCGAAAGTTCAACAATCTGGTCGTCAGCTCACTGTTTTTAGTGGAACGTCCATTGGACATTCTACTAAACAACGTGCTGTAGCCTACGATTACTCTCGCACAGTTAATGAGCAAGGGCATACCGTAGAAACCCGGATGGATATCCGGGGTACTGCTACTTGGAGGCCATCCGCTTCTCTAGGATCCTTGGATCCCGATGAGAAGTGGGAGCTAGCTTTGCGGCTAGCTACTGGCTTTAAGCCACAAATGCTGTTGTCCGACGCTTACCAACTCTTTCCATGGAGTTGGGCGGTAGACTACTTCAGCAATCTCGGTGATCTTATTAGTATCACCAATAATGCTGTGGCTTCACTCGCAGGACCATGCGCGATTTCTATCGTGCGTGATACAACCTATACTTCGGGACACATTTATGTGTACCAAGGTAGAGGGTCTGTGAGTCCGTTCACGTCGCGTACAAGGAGTTGGCAGCGCACTGCTGTCTACCCCGACCTCGCATTCCAGATGCCAGTTCTGGTACCTGGACAAGTGTTGACACTCGTGAGCCTCGCGCAACAATACTTATAGTTGTGCGATTTTCACAAATTAAGGAAGCTATCATGTCCCTTGGGGCTAATACCATCGTTGTTGCGGTTAATGCCGTCAACAAAACGCTGAAGCGAATTAATCAGGATAAGTATTCTACTGAGTACTATCTGCGCGAGAGCGATCAGGAGTATACCGTTAATATCCGGCATACCCGTGAGAACCCTGGCAAAGACGGTACCCAATTCGATCGTCATAACGTCGAATTTATCCATACGATCTTCGCTACCGAATCGACGCCGGCGTTTACGCGTGTACAGTATATCGTCACACGTAACACCAGGGCCGATGATTATGCCACTGTGGCATATGATATCACTGGGTTGGCTGACCTCGTCAAGGCGTCCGGCAATATTGCCGACCTCCTTGCGTGGGTTAGCTAGGCTTCGCCTAGGGGATCCTTCACCTCCTTCGAAAGAAGTTGGTGTAGGGTCCCACACCCCAGATTCGGGTATTAGTCTCGGGCCGTGGAGCATACCAATGGAGATTGATATGCTTAAGAGCCACGTAGATGTCTTCCTGGACCTCTACGACGCACTTCTTCGTGACGTCGTAGAATATGATCCAACACTCTCTGCGGAGGTGGAACGTGATAAATCACGGATCATCTCCAATGCCAAAGCTCGAGGTCTTCCTTTCTTTTTGAAAGACCTCCCAGAAGTAGGCAAGAACTTCGAGTTCGCGCTTTCTTCTGGACGCCTTGCTGTTACGAGTATCCCCTTAATGGGGGGCTACAAGAACAGCTCGCCAATCCCTAGACTTTTCAAGGGGTTGTGGCTGCGTGTGTTTGACATAGCAGGTGCTGCTAAGCAGGACATCGATCCTTATATTGTTGTCTTGATGGAACAATTGTTCTATCTCGGCAAGAAATATGAGGTTGATCCGCCTGAGAGTGCATTGTATGCAACTACACAGGAGTTTCACGATGTGGATGAGTCATTACCGCCGCCGTCTCTTGATTGGAGCGGTGGCAGTCGTACTCTCGATCTTGATAGGAATATCAAGCTCGGTGATGACTTTGATGAATCGAACAATCAACGAAGTTTGTTCGGATCCTCTCCTAGTCCTCACTCCGAACTGCTGGATACTATTCAGCGATGTGCTGATATCGTATCCTCCTCGTTAGGGGAATACTCCCCTCTCAAGGCTAGCAGGCACGGTAGTGGTGCTGTGTATGAAGGAAAGAGAGGCATTGAAAAGTTCGATGTCCCTTGCATCCCTCATCGACTATCGGCGACATTCCCTACTGATGGTTTCTTCACCAAGGTAGGGCGCGTCGTCGATACAACCTGTAGTGAGATCCCGTCGAAACTCTTAGGAGTTCCGAAGACGATCAAAGGCCCTCGGCTTATTGCTAAGGAGCCTTACACTCACATGTATGCTCAACTAAGCATCATGGATTGGTTGTACGATATGATCCCGAATTCTATAATCGGGGCCTCCATATCTTTCACTGACCAAAGTGTCAGTGGTGATATGGCTTTATCGTCGTCGCTCACTAACAGTCATTGTACAATCGATCTCAGCTCGGCATCCGATAGGGTGTCGCTCTGGTTAATCGAGCGTATTTTCCGCCGTAACGCGAGCTTGCTCTACGCTATGGCTGACTGTAGAACCCAATACGTTGACCTATCAATTGATAGGAAGCTTCCCAAGGTTCTTCGCCTTAAGAAGTTTACAACGCAAGGTTCAGCACTTACGTTTCCAGTGCAGACTATGGTATTCGCGATAATAACGATCGCCGCGTGCATTCATGCACACGGGCAGAAAGTTACACCACGTACCATAAAGTACTGGGCACGCACTATCAGAGTCTTTGGGGACGATATTATCGCCCCCAACGACATGGTTCATGAAGTGTCCTATGCCCTTGAAGCTTTACACCTCAAGGTCAACGCCAAGAAAACACACTCTGACGGATTATTCCGTGAGAGTTGTGGCGTGAGGGCATACAATGGTGTTGATATATCACCATCGTATGTCACTAGAACACTTCTCGGGTCCAAAGACCCTGCCGACATTAAGTCCGTTATCGATGCAAGTAACCAATTCGCTAAGAAGTGGTTACTGAACACCGCAAACGCACTATTGTCAACAATCCCAAGGAGAATATTAGATAATATCCCCTTCGGGACTGTGTCGGACAGGTCCTTGTACATTAGTACCTTCTCCGGTAACGCAA